CTCGTTCCAGCCTCTCCTCGGTATCTTGAATCGCTTCAAGGCTGAGTAGACCCCGGCGCTGCTGACGCCTAATTTCTCGGCTATCTTGAGCGCTGAGAGCTGCTTGGCTACATACAGCTTGCGTAAAGTCTTCTCGTTGAGGACTTCTTTCTTGTTCATGTACAGACTGTAGCATTGTAAACACAGGCTGTCAAAAAAGGAGTTTACAGCGACCCGAAGAAACTGTTTATGTGGACCAGCTCGCTGTGGACACCCATCCCAGCACCAAGAGCGTTCTCGATGTTGAGGGCGATCAGGGCTCGAGTCTTCTTCTGCTCATATGAGTTCTTGAGAAGTTGGAGAGCTGCCTGGATCATCTGCGGATTCTCAGTCTGCACGTTCACACCACCGTCCGAGTAGGACAGATAGTTTCTCATATGCAACATCATCAGAGACTCGAGCAGTGCGATGGCTGTTCCTCGGATGAAGATGTGGCTCCAGCCTCGATCAAAGATCATAGCGAGGTTCTGTCCAATGAACGGAGGCGTAGACATCCAATCACTGAGGCAGTCCTGGGCAGCCCAAAGGATGTGACGAGGGCTGTGGTCTACGCCTTTGGTGAGTCGATTGAGGGCAGCGTAGTCCCGCATGAAGATACGGGTCTGCTCAATGACATGCCGCATGAGCGGATCATTGAGGTCTGTGACGGTAAGTGAGCCCATCGGGTCTCACCTACTTCTTCAGAGTGATGCCCTTGGCTGTCTTCTTGCCACCAGGAAGAGGAGCATTGGGCTTGGAGCCCTTGGTCTCTTCTTGTCCGTGGGCACGTTGCCCCTCGGGCACGCCGTCGGCTTTGATGAGACCCTTGGCCAGAAGGTAAGAGTCAGGCGGCTGATCTCCTACGTGAATGAGAAGGGCACCCGCTTCCCTGCGGAGTTTCAAGTCGGCTGCTTCGAGCTCAACACCCGTTACAACAATGCTGTGTCCAGGACGAACTGTCCGACCAAGGACGACTAGTGCCTCTGCTCGGACTTTGGTGTCCGGGTGGTCGGACAGGTTCCAGATGCGGTGGTGCTTCATCTATGTCTCCTGACCCTTGGCCAACAGGAGCTCGATGAGCCGATTCTTCCGGACCTTCTTGGTCGGGATCTCGGCTTCCTGAGCCAGCTTGACCAAGTCGCTGCGAACCAGACCCTGCAACTCTTCGAGAGTCCACGAAGCCTTCTTCTGCTCTTCAACAGCTTCCGGCTCTTCCACTACTGGTTGTGAAACCTCTGGCTCGGTAGTCTCTTCGTGATCTCCAAGGAACTCTTCGAATGAGATTGCGGGAGCCTCTGCGGGAGCCTCTTCAAAAAGCTCTCCATCAGTAGCCTCCGTCTCTTTGTCGTACGGACCCTTGAGCTCTGCATCATCCTCGACGGACGGGAAGTCTTTGGCTTCGTAGTCTTGAGCCTCTGGCTCAGGAGTAAACTCAGCAGCTTCCCAATCAGGCTCTGGCACTGAGTCAACATGAAGCTCAGCAGCGCCTGGGTCCGGAAGAGCCTCTGAAGGCTCTTGTCGGTCTTCGATAGGCTGAGTCTCTTCAGCAAGAGTGTCGAGGGCTTCCTCGAGCTTCTCACCATCCACGACAGGCTTGTCATCGCCAGCCAGTTCGACAGTGTCAGCTTCGATGGTCAGGGTCTCTTCGGCAGCTTCGGCCTCATCGAGAAGTGCTCGGCCCTCATCCGCCGAATCGGGCGGAGTCCCAGAGCAACGCGATTGAAAGTCCTCCATCGAGAGAACCTGGCCCGTCGTGTCGGTGACCTCAATCCAGCCGTCGTTGATGCCATCGGCAATCAGCTCCTGGTTATCCAGTGCCTCACGACCAGAGATTTCGGTCTTACGGCGACCCTTGCGACGAATCCTCGTCCCATTGCTGAGAATGAAGCCCGTCTTGTTGCCAGGACGCAGCTTTCTGGCAACCCTTGCCACAGGGTCCCGAGCAAGGTTTCTGATGTGTACTGCGTCCATTCCGTGAGTCTCCGATGTCCAGTTCGACAAGGGGGAGGCTGCCATAGACAACCTCCCCCAGTCGAGTGTTCCTAGAACTGCTGGACGTCCGGGAAGTGGAGCCCCGCGTCCACCTTGTTGTTCTCTGCGCCGAGGTCTTCCTCAGCAAGAGGCAACCGACCGGCGAACCCGACATCCGTGTCAGTCGGACGAACCGACCCACGGTAGAGCTCGAGCTTCCGGCACGACGCGATGTTCACGATGCCCATGCCGATGTCTTCCCAGCTCTGCCAGGTGATGACATTGGCGATCTTGTCGATGTAGAACTTCGTGTTGTTCAGGATGTAGAACTTCCCGAAGAACTGCGGAGCCGTGAACACGTAGACGTTACCAGGACGGAGGATGTCCGTCTTGATTGTCCGCACAACCTTCCTGCCGAGCAGGGTGTTGTACTTGTACCCATCGACCACCGTCTCCGACTGAATCTTGTCGCCGAAGTCTTCCACGGTCCACTGAAGGACGTCGTCGTGGTCACCCTCGGTCATCAAGACCCGCTCGGAACGCAGACGGTTGTTGTCGAGCAGCTTGTACAGCTCAACAAGGTCCGGACGCTGGATGGGACGGACGGCGAAGTCGATCCCATTTGCGGCCAGAGCCAGCTCGCCCTTCTTGACCGCGATCTCCTGTGCGTTGGCAGCGCCAGCTCGCACCTGAGTCGCGTTGAAGTTCGTGCCGACCGCGTTCGTGTCGGTTTGAAGTGCCTGAACACCGGCCTCCACGTGACGAAGGAACTCCCGGTCCTCGATCTCCTGGATGTCCTTGACCGTGTTGTCCTCGATGACCTTGGTGATGGGCATCTCGTAGGCCAGAAGCTCCTGCTCCGTCTTCTCGAACTTCTCCGAAGAGATCGTGAAGAACGGAATCTCGGCTTTCGGCGCACGGATGAATCGAGCCGTGGGCTGCCCACGGAACGAAATGGCCATCGCCTTGGACTGCGGCTCGACGTCCACGATCTTGACGAGCGTGTCGTGATTCACAGACCGCTGGCAGTCTGCCTTGGTCACATTCTCGGGCGGGAGGATGTGCCTGGCGAAACTGACTTCGCGAAGTCGATCGCGAATCCAGCTTCCGCCCATGGCGGCCATCTTGTCCTTGCCCTCTTGGGTCTCGAGGCGCTGATTGAACAGCTCCATGTGTGCCTGAACGATACTCATGATCTTGTCTCCTTCTCCAGACCCCGGCTTAGCCGTTCACGCTGCGGAAGCGCATGAAGTTGTTGTTGTTCGCTGCGAGGCGAGTGATGCGTCCGACCGTGTAGCCGGTTGCCTCACTCGACAGGCCACGGCGCACGACCGCAGAACCTGCGATGACCGTGTCCATGACCATCAGCGGACCACCTACGACGTAGGCGATCGCCGGGGCTGCACGGAAGACGAGGGTGTCGGCCTCGTACTCTCCCATGTAGAGGAACGGACCCTTGCCGATGGCCTGGGTTTCGTACCTGCCCTGCTCCGCGAAGTAGACGTACGAAGGAACGAGGGAGATGTCTCCGCCGTCCACGTTGTCTCCCGTGCGGTCCATCTCGTAGGCCGCAGCCCCGAGCTCCAACCACTCACCATCGATGAGGGGCCGGACGTTGTTGGGGTTCAGAATCGCGGACGTCGTGATGGGAAAATCACGGCGATGCAGAGTCTGGAACTCACTGACGAGCTTGAAATTGATTGCCATTGCTAGTTACCTCCGATGGCGTTCGATGTTGTTTCCTCGAGATTCAAAACCTAGTCCGGAGACTCCCCAGTCTCGATGAAGGTTTCGAACGCTGACTTCGTTCCAGAAGGCACTCCGTCGTTGTCGTCAGGAAGACTCCAAGCCTCGTGCTGCGGGGAGGCCAACTTGACGGCCTCCTCGGTCACCTCGAGGTTCTTCTTGCCTCTGAGCTCTGCAACCTTCTCTTCGAAGGACAGGGCATCATTGAGACCTTTGTCTTCCATGACTTTCGCGAGCTTCTCGATACGAGTCTCTTTGTCGGAGGCGGCGAGCTTCTCTCGAAGGTCATCGTTCTCTTCCTTGAGTCCCCGAATCGTGACGCTTGCTTGCTTCAGGATCGAACTCGCTTGGGCTGTGCTTAGCTTATTCACGTATTCTCTCCCTTACGCAGCTGGCGGTGCAGCTTCAGGTGGCGCTTCAGCCGGTGCCGGTGGCGGAGCTGCCTGCGGAGGCGCTGCCATTGCTGGCGGTGCTTCTGGAGGTAGTCCGGGCTCGGCACCTGCACCCTGCGCAGCAAGCATGGCCTGAGCGGCAGCCAACTCTTCCGGCGTCACACCCTCTGCCGCAGCAGCGAGAGCTTCATCGGAGACAGGTGGCTCACCCATCGGGACATATGGCTCCGCACCCGTCGGAGGAATGCCAGCACCAGCCTCGGGGGCAGGTGTCGGACCTTCTTCTTCAGGAGGTGGCGGAGCTCCTTCCTCACCCTCTGCGTGCTTTTTCATGGCAGCAGCGAGCTTGTGCTTGTTTGCAGGACTGGCTTCAGCCCATTTTGTCAGCAGCTCTCGAGTCGCAGCGATCTTCACGCCCGCAGAGGAGGCGTTCTCTAGCGACTTGTTGAGAACCTTGTCATGAGCAGCAGACATCGCAGGCTCCGCAAGGATGCCTCCCATATCTGCTTTCACGGTTGGTGTTTTGGCCTGACGCTTGTCAGCGTTGATGGCCGCTTCGTTTGAGGCAATGAGCTGCCGACCAGAGTCGGAGCCTTGCTCATTCGGGACTTGCTCGCCCGCTTCGGTGCCCTGCATCTGAGCAGGGTTGGCACCGGCCGCCGACTGGAGCAGCGGGGCAGTACCACCACTGATCGAAGCCGGGTTGTTCTCGTCAGCGGCGAACTTGTTGAGCAACGCCTGTGCGAGATTCATAGGAGCTCCACCGAGCTTCTCCGGGTAAGGAGAGGTCCCGCCCGGAGGGTCATCGATGTTGGTGGCGAACGCGTTGGCCGCGTCGTTCGCGTTCGGCTTCTCCGTCGGGGTGATCGAAGTTGGGATCACCTTCTCGGAAGTGGCCTGGCCACCTTCGCCCGCATCCAGAGACTCACCTGGGGTGTTGGTCTCTTCCGCCTTCATGGCAGAGCCAGCAGAACCAGGGTTCTGACCAGCGGCGTCTGTTGGAGGCGTCATCGGAGGATCTGAGTCCGCCGCTGCCTTCTCCATCTGCACGCGGATGGCTTCGTACTCGGCGAGCTTCTCATGAGGAGAGCGGTCGTCAGCGATCTCACCGATGTTGGCCGCGAGATAGTCGCACCATTGCGCAACCTTCTCAGGGTCTTCGATAGCCGAGGCGGTCTTTTCCTCTTCGTCCTTACAGACGCAGGGAGCCTTCTTGCAGTCTTTGCATTTGTCTACGTGGCCTGGCGTATGCTCCGCGAGCTTCTCGCGGGAGTCATCCAGAACGTCGCGGACCATGTCGAAAAGAGTTGTCATCGCGATCTAGCTCCTTACCGCTGGCGGTGCCGCAGACTTGCTGCTGTCCGCCGTACCCACGGCTGATGGGGGAGTCTGAGTGTGCATAGTCGAGTAGTTCGTCGGCTTCGTGTTGGGCTTCAAAGCGGTGGTCACTCCCGACCCACGGACGAGTGGTGCTGGCTTCGCTGCACTGGGCATACTCAAGTTGGCCAAGGCCACATTGGCCCCGATCTTCTCGAGTTCATCCATCAACGAAACCAGCATCACTTGCTCCATGGTGCAGCTACCAGCTACTCCGTGGCCTACGGGTCGATGAAGCCAGCCTCGACCAGCATCTCATAGGCCCGTTGATCCACAGCCGATGCCAGCTTGTCCTGGCCGTGGTCCTCGACGCCGATACCGTGCTCGGCGAGGACTTCCATGGCGCGTGCTTCGGCGAGGATGTTCAGAGCACTGCTCTTCTTGCTCATCCCGTATGCGCCA